TGGTGTGGTAGACTCTGAGGAAGGAGATGAATTCTACGGCGAATCCTTGTCCTACGGCTCCGGCTAGGACTTCGTAGTCGGTGATGCCTACTTTGAGCCATCCACCTACGGCGGCTACGGTGCGGGGGGAGGGTGAGTTGGTGAGGTCGCGGGTGGGTTTGAAGTCGCTGAGGAGTTCGGGTTTGAGGTTGAGGAAGGCGATTAGCTCGGGTGGCATGTCGTTCTGGAGCGCCCATTTTTTCCAGTCCATGAAGTCGGCTTCTAGTTCTACGATGGTGTGCCAGCGGGATTTTACTGGTTCGATGATGGAGGAGACTCCTGCGAGGTGGGTGGAGTCGTTGGTGGCTCCGCAGAAGGTGACTTTATCGGAGATTTTGACTCCGTTGATCTGGCGGGCTTGGATGAGCTGCATGAGGGCGGCTTGGACGGCGCCGGGGGCTTGTCCGATATCATCGATGAAGCAGATGGTTGGCTTGGTGGCGGTGGCTAGTCTGCGGAGGTCGCCATAAGGGAGGAATTCTGCGAGGTCTTTGACGAGGGCTGGCATTCCTTTGAAGTCTGTGGGGTCGCTGACTGAGGGGTGCATGATGATGAGGTCGGCGGAGGCGTCTCGGGCGGCTTTTTCAACGATATCAGATTTGCCGATGCCTGGAGCTCCTTTGATGAGGACTTTGCGTTGGTGGGCGAAGGAGTTGGCGAGTAGTGGTAGTAGTTGGCTTGGTTTCATGAGAATTAGGAATTAGGAATTAGGGATTAGGAATTAGGGTTAGTTGGTGATGGTGTATCTCTCGCAGAAATATTTCACGAGGTCGGGGATGGTTTTTTTGTAGGAGGGTTGGTTCTCCTTCAAGTAATCGGTCATCTCTTTTCGAGTGGTGGGCATTTTCTGGATGGATTGGCCTTGGAAGGCCATGTCTAGTTGTGGTTGGAGGTCGTTGATGAAGCATTGGACTGTCCATCCTTCCTAGATTTCTTTGTTTAAGTTTGGCATGGTGTTAGTTAGTTAGTTAGTTTGTGAGTGAAACACTTACGTAAGTGTTTGTGTGGGTTATTAGTAAGCGTAAGAAGCGTGGGGGTTATGGTCTTGCCATTCTTCTAGGACTGATTCTCCGCATTCTTTGTCATCGTGGATTTCTACGATTTCTGCATCGGTGGAGTTGAAGGCGTGTTTTACATCGTCTGGGTGTAGGATTTTCCATCGCCATCCTTCCTTTTCTCCTTCATTGGGTGGGTAGTCTAGGAGGTGGGTAACGCGGATTCCTGGAAGGTCAAAGATGACTGGTGAGGGTAGCTCGGTGTAGTGGGGTTCGGTGAGGATCATTTGAGTGGTGAGTGGTGAGTGATTTTATGCCATCCAGCTGGAGGCTTGGGTGGCGATTTCTTGGGCTTTTCGGGCGGCGATGGCTCGGTCGGCTGGGGAGTGGCGGAGGGTGTCTGGGGTGAAGTGGGCGAGCTGTTGCTCGATGAGTTGGGTGATGATGGTGAGGTTGGGGTTGTCGGTGATGTTGAGGGTGGGGATGATGGCGACTATATCGGCTAGGTTGGTGACTAGGGTGTCTTTGAACTTGGTGTCTGGGTCGGATAGCTTCTCGGCCATGTTCTGGAGTGGCTCTAGGAGTCGGCTGAGTAGGTCGGCTTCGGCGGCTTTGACTGCCTGGTGGACTTGTTGCTCCAGTTGTTGCTGGATGGCTTGGAGGTCGCCAGTGTTGGAGAGGGTGACGCGGAAGTCTCCTTTGTCTGGGACGGGGGCGGGCTGGATTTGCATGGAGTAGCGTTCACCAGCTTCGTGGGCGGTGGGGTAGTGGGCGGGGTTGTAGAGTGCAGCATTTACTTGGCGGGCTTCGTCTAGGTGTTGCTGGTAGTGGCTGGTGAAGTGTTCTACTAGCTCGTCCCGCTCACGGCGGAGGGAGCGCATGGTTGCCATGTAGTTGTCGAAGTTTCTGGCGGGGAGCATTCTGGCACCTTTGTCGCTCCAGGGGAGGGTGTTGGTGTAGTGGAATTTGCGGATGCGTCCATCGTGCTGGGCGATGGCTTGGGTGGCATGTTTGGGGAGGATTTTGGTCGTCCATTTGCCAGCTTGTTTTCCGGCTCCTTTGTTGTAGGTGACTTCTTGGGTGACTGATTTATCAGTTCGGCTGGTGGAGAATGTGGTGAGTGTGAGGTCGATTAGGATTGCTTTTTCTTGGATGGACATGGTGGTTAGGAATTAGGGATTAGGAATTAGGAATTAGGAATTAGGAATTAGTGAGTTGTTATATAAACACTTACGTAAGTGATTAGGCGTTTAATAATTGGATGAGATTTTGGGCGGTGAGTTTGCTCGGGTTGAAGCTGGCGATGGCGGCTTCTATTCTCATTAGATCGTAGGCGTCTTTGCATTTCCTCCTGGCGAGGCGGAGGATGGCTAGGTAGGCGAGTGGTCTGCCCCAGATTCTTGAACTGTGGTTGTAGAACCAGACGGCTTTGTGACCAGGGTTTTTGATGCTCCATTGATGAGGGACGGCGAAGTCATACGATCCGTATTTTTTTAGCTCGGCGATTTCTGCGGCTTCGCAGATGGGGATGTGGATTGGAATTTGCATGGTTGGTTGGTTGGTTATTTGTTGTGTAAACACTTACATAAGTGTTTTGAAAGTTGTGACCTAGCCACTGATGCAGTGGCTAGGTCGGGTTGTGGACGTTGCGTTTAGTCCAGGACGGGGCGGGGAAAATTGCGCCCTAGCCATGGTGGTGGCTAGGGCTGGGTTTAGGCATTTTGGGTTGGTGATGCTTTTAGGTTGGGTTGGGTTGGTTTTGGGTAAAGAGCAGGAGGGTAAAGAGCTGGAGGATTTGTGGGACGGTGGGGATTTGTTTTTAAAAACCCGCCTAGCGATTTGCTAGGCGGGCGTTTTTCGGTGGTGGGATTATGCTGCTTTCTCTGTTTTTAGCTCATTGAGTGATTCGATGAGGTCACTTTGCATTTCGTTGATGGCATTCAGCACTTGCTTCATTTCATCGGCGTCTAGGTCGAGAGCTTCCATGTGGGACTTCTGGATGCTTTCTAGCACTTTGGAAACGCTTGGAGCTTCATAGGTTGGAGCTGGAGCTTTACTGACTGGAGGGGCGGGAGTTTCTGCCTCTGGAGTTTCTTCTGGAGTCTCTTCTGGAGTCTCTTCTGGAGTCTCTTCTGGAGTTTCCTCTGGAGTCTCTTCTGGAGTCTCTTCTGGAGTCTCTTCTGGAATTTCCTCTTCGGTTTCCTCTTCGGTTTCGGCATCTGCTTCGGCTTCGGCTTTGGCTTTCATGATGGCGATTTCTTTCTCGTTTTCGGCTTTGAGTATTTCCTCAGCTTTTAGCTGGGTGGCTCGCTCGGCTACGGTGCATCCGTGCTCGGCTAAGCTTTCAAGCTCTTCACCGATTTCGGCGGAGCTTGCGTCTGGGGTGGCGATGATCTCGGCTACCTCGGCTGGGGTGCGAATTTCTTCTGTGCCTTTGTCGAGGCCGAGGACTTTATTGGCGAAGCGGGTGATTCTCCATGTCAATTTTTCATCGTAGACGGCTTCTGCTAGGAGGCCTGGGATGACTAGATGCTCGATAATATTGGACGCCTTTCGAGCATTGCCGATTGATCCGTTGGGGACGCCTCTGCTGGAGAGGAGAGCTTGCGGTGATTGGCCGTTGCGGAGGTTTTTACCTTGCAGGGCGTAGACGAGTTTGCCTTGGCTGATGAATGCTTTGGCTCTTGCTTGGTGGTGGGATGCGTAGGCATCCGCTATCTTGGCAGGTGCCAGCTGGGTGGCTTCCTGGATGGTTATTAGTTTAGTCATATTTTTTATGGTTGCTTATTGTTTATGTTTCAAACACTTACGTAAGTGTTTATACGATGGAAAAATTATGTTTGATTATGCTATCAATAGAGCCGTCACGGGTGATCCGTTTTTGCTCATCTTTTAGCTCGGTGATACGGCGCTGGCTAATTTCTATGATGTAGTCTAACTGCTCGGCTTCTAAGAAGTGGGCGGAGACGTGTGCCTTGGATAAGGTGCTTCTTAATTGTTTAAATTCTGCTGGTTTCATAATTGGATGGAGTGATTAGGGGATTAAAATGCCGTCATCACACTAGAAGTGTGGACGGCGAAATTTTGCTTCTAAAAAAATGCAATCTTGAAAGATTGCATTTTTTGAGGGTTTAGTTTGCTAGTAAATTTTTTTCTAGGTTAGAGAGTATTTCAAGCTCTAAGGCCTTATTTGCGGTTTTTGTGTTGGCAGGTTGTAAAGCTTTTGCGCCGCTGGCAAGATAGGCAATAAAGGTTTTTTTGCGCATTGAAAAGGTAGATTTTTTCAGCTTGTTTCCGTTAGATTTTCCAGTTGATTCTTTAACACAAGCTAGAAAGAATTTTTTATTTGCGGTAAAATTTGCGCTTGCACGTCTTGAGTCATCTATTGAATGAGCTTTGCGTAGAGTTCTCATGCAAGCCCTCATTATGGAAACTGTTTTTGAGTTTAATTTGTCGCACTGCTCAAACTCGTGAAAAACTCCAATTTCTGTTAGCGTTTCAAATTCACTACTAGTAGTTTCCCACTTACATTGTAATCTCATGCAATCTCTACTTCCAATGGCGTTTCTGATATCCTTGAAAGAATCAGAGTTGATCACTCCAGTTTCAAAAAATCCACCTTCCACTAGCGCAAACTTTCCAGCTTGTTTCATGTCTTCCAAGTCAAAGCTTGAAAAGGTGAAACCTTTTGACTGAATAACACGAATCACTTTTGCAATGAGCTTTTCAGCGGTTTCTAGTTTTTCATTTTCAGTGGAAGGTGAAGAGTATGCAATGGCATTGCTACGCTTTCCAGTTTTTCGAGATTGTGATTTTTCCCACAAAGCACGCTTTTTTCTAAGAGCAGTCTTGCGATTTGATTCGTCATTATGGCTTTTAAGCCACCCAATTTTATTTTCGTTTTCTGTGTTCATTGTGAATGATTTTACGATTTATTGTTACATGATGCAAGCTTATAAAGTCTATTATTATGCATGATGAGAGTTCAAAGTTTCAACTCCCACTCTTATGCATGATGAGAGTTCAAAGTTTCAACTCTCACTCTTATGCATGATGAGAGTTCAAAGTTTCAACTCTCACTCTTATGCATGATGAGAGTTCAAAGTTTGAAAAGCTTATGTAAGTTTATTTTCTAAAAGAATCTAACAGAAAACAGAATCTAACAGAAAACAGAATCTAACAGAAAACAGAATCTAACAGAAAACAGAATCTAACAGAAAACGATGATATCATCATGTTTTTAAAATACAGATATTTACTTATACATAACTATAACTAAAAAATGGCGCAAAAACAGCTCAGCCAGGGCCGTCCTGGAAGTGGGGGAGTGAGGGCTAAAAAATTCTAGCCGTCCATGGTTTTGGGGTGCAAATAGCTTACGTAAGTGTTTAGCGGCTGCGCTTTTGTTTTTCCGTCCAGGTGTTGATGGAGAGGAGTAGTTCTGCTGACGGTGAGACTGTTGTGTTGACGAGCCTGGAGATGATGGGTAGGGTGTGCTGGAGTGTCCGGTTGGATGTTTTGGCTATGAAGGTGGCGAGCTCTGTTTTTTTGCCTCTGGGGGTAAGAATTTTTCTGAGTTCATTTTTCCAGTGGTCTAGGTGTGGGGTGTCTTTTTCCGCCCACGGTTTGTCTCCTGTTGCTTTGGATTTATTGGACATTTTCTAGTAGGATGAATTTGTTGAGGGCTGCCTGCCAAGTGATGCAGTGTTTGATGGTGTCTATCTGATGGTATTTTTCCATGCCTATTTCTAGGTTGTTTATCTCGTGCTGTGTGAGCTGGGTGTCTGAGGCAGCGATGTATTGGTTGATTGCTGGTGGGATGGTGATGTCATGGTAAATGTAGGTGTGGTGTTTTTCTTTGGGGGTGGTGGAGAGGTTTATTTCAGTTTCGGGTGGTTGTTGGTCTGGGTTTTCTTCCCAGCCAGATTCTAGGTCCGCATGGTTTGGATTCCCTGTTTCTGCGAATATTTTGAGGAAATCTAGGAATGGGTTGTTTTTGTTTGTGGGCATGTTGGTGGTGGTCATACCTTATAGCATGGTGGGGGTTCAAAGTTAGGATTATTATTCGCCGTAGAGTTTTTGGTAGTTTGCGCGGTGTTTGGCTTTGTAGGCGTCTTGTTCTTTGAGTATTTTGTCTTCTAGGGTTTGTGGTGGGTCTGAGAAGGTCATGGGATCTGGATACATTATTTCGGCGATTATTATGGAGATGACCATGGCGGCTATGATCGCTAGGAGGATTTTGAGGTTACGTTTTATGAGTTTTGATTCGGTGGCTTTTTCTGCGGGTGTTTTCATGGTGGGTATGATGAAGGAAAAAGGTTAAAGGGTAAAGGATTAAGAATTAGGGATTAGGAATTAGGAATTAGGGATGGCGCGGGTTGATGAAACGCTTACGTAAGTGTTTGTTTTATTATGCTGGGTTTTGATTCTTAATTCTTGATTCTCAATTCTCAATTCCTTGTCTTTGACAAGAGGTGGTGGGTATGAGTGCAAGCTGGGAAGAAATTTATCATGGGTATAGTGTGGCTGAGGTCCGCGCGGAACGGACGAGGCTGAAGAAGCAGCTGGATCATGCTTATAGTGGGCAGTCTACTGGGGGGAAGAGTTATGAGAAGGATCTGAACCATCTTACGGCTAGATTCCAGAGTCTTACGAAGGTGATGGCGGAGCGGAATATTGGCATGGAGGAGACTGATGTGGGTGTAGGTGGTGGTGGAGCGGTTGCTCCGGCTGGTGGTGCGTTTAAGGGGCAGGTGGATATGAGTGGTCCTGATTTGTGTGATTTTTAGGGTTTGCCGATATGAGTGCTAGTAGATCAAAAAAAGTTCAGTGGCGGTTCCGGGAAGAGGAGTGTAGGGAGGATGAGTGGATGAAGAATTTATCTAGGGATGTGCGGAGGGCTTGTAATGTTTTTTTGAAGGGTAGGGGGCTGGATTATGAGAGGAGTCCGGCGATTGAGAGTCAGGCTGCGAGGGATGAAAGGAATAAGCGTAGGATCGCTAGTTATGGGCGGTCTAAAGTGAGAAATTAAGGTTCTTTGGTGACATGTGGGGATGGGTATGGAATTGAATTTTTTTGAAAAGGTCGTAGGTGCTGTTTCCCCAGGTTATGCGATTAAGCGGGCTGAGGATCGGGTGGCGCTTGAAAGTTTTGTGGAGTTGAGTGCTGGTGGCCGTGGTGGTGGTGGTAGGGCTAGGGGGCAGAATGCGAGTTTGTTTGATCAGGCTGGTGCGGAGGGTCCTCAGAAACAGCGTAAGCGGGTGGCTGCTATCTGGGAGGGTAGGGCGATGGAGGAGTATCTGTGTATCATTACGGGTATCCTGGAGCGGACTACGCAGTATGTTTGTGACAATATGGAATACCGGGCGGCGACTGGTGATCCGAAGACTGATAAGGCTTATGAAGATTATTTTCATGCTTGGTGTAAGCGGGCGGATTATGGTGGGCGGCATAGTTTTGGAACGCTGGTGAAGTTGGCTTTGCGGGCGAGTATTCGTGATGGTGAGTTTGGTTTTGTGGAGCATATTAAGGGTGGTGAGCTGAGTCTGCAGGGGATTACTGCGGACCGTATTGGTAATCCGACTGCGTTTGTGCAGAGTGAGACGAATCTGAATGGGATCCATGTGAATAAGGCTGGGGTGGTTCAGGCGTATGATATTTATAAGCGGAGTGTGAATAACCAGTATTCTAAGGAGGGGAGTGTGACTCCTAAGCGGTTTATCCATTTGTTTTTTCCGACTTCTGTGGATCAATACCATGGGGTGAGTAAGCTGAAGCCAGCTTTACCTCATGCGCGGGATCTTTATGAGCTGCTGGGGTATGAGAAGATAGCGGCGAAGTTTGCGGCGAGTTTTGCGGGGTTTGTGAAGAAGAAGGATACGAGTAATAACCGGACTGGTGGATCGTGGGATAATGGTCCAGATTCTAAGGGTGGTGGGACTGCGGGGAGTAAGATCAATACGATGAATGCTGCGCCTGGTCAGGTGAGGCAGCTGGGGTATGATGAGGAGGTAAGTTTTGCACCTGGGACGATGCGCCCGAGTGGTGCGTTCATGCAGCTGCTCGATGCGATTATCCGAGAGATTGCGATTTCTTTGAATCTTCCTTATGGGTTTGTTTATAATATGGCGAGTTTTGGTGGGGTGACTGCTAGGCTGGAGACGGCGCAGGCGCAGCGGGTATTTAAGAGTTACCAGAAGCGGTTGGAGGAGGTGATTCTGAATCGGGTGAAGAATAAGGTTTTGATGTTAGGGATAGCCCAGGGGCGCATTCCGTCTAGTAAGCAGTGGCAGAAGGGTGACTGGAAGTATGGCGCTCATATCACTGGTGATGTGGGCCATCAGGTGCAGGCGGATGCGCAGCTGGTGAATATGGGGGTGAAGACGCGGACGACTTGGGCGACTGAGCTGGGTTCAGATTTTGAGGAGCTGGCGGAGCAGGCTGGTGCTGAGCTGGCGATGTTGCAGCGGGTTTCTGAGAAGTATAAGGTTCCGATGGAGCTGCTTAATGCTTCGCTGCAGAATGCGACTGAGAGTATTGCTAATATGGCGAAGGCTGAGGCGGGTATTTCTGATGAGCTGGAGCCTGCACCTGGATTGATAGGTGAGCAGGGTGAGAAGGGTGTGAAGCCGTTGATCGATGTGCTGGAGAATTATGGTAATGGTCTGGCGGATAGGGATAGCACGATTGCGCTGCTGATGGAGATGTATGCGATGGATTATGGGCGAGCTTCGCTCTTAGTTCCCGCTGCGGCTGCGCCTGCGGCTTAGAATTAGGGATTAGGAATTAGGAATTAGGGATTAGGAATTAGGAATTAGGGATTAGGAATTAGGAATTAGGGATGGTTTGGGTTGATGAAACGCTTATGTAAGTGTTTGTTTGGTTATGCTGGGTTTTGATTCCTAATTCCTAATTCTCAATTCTCAATTCTCCTTGGTGACATTGTTGGGATGGGTATGGAATACATTGAAGATGAGAAGTCGAGCGGTTGGGGGTGGAATCCTTTTATGTGGTTTTTTTATATGGTGGTGTTGGCTTTTTTTATTGTGGTGTGGCTGGTGCTGAGTGTGCGTTTTTTGAGTGTGCGTAAGGCGGATCTGACGATGCGGGGTATTTTGGGTTAATTTTTGAAGGGTGATTTTGTTATGAAAACGAAAAAGATTGTTGGGAGTGTTTTAGCTAGGATGAAGAAGAAGGTTCCTAAACCGGTGATGGATATGGTGAAGAAGGTTCCTAAGCCGATTCGTAGGGGGGCGGCTATTGGTGCGCTGATCCCGATGCCTGGTGGGGCTACTGCTGGTGCTGCTGTGGGTGCTTTGTCGATGGGGAAGGTTGCTGTTGAGGGTGCTGTTAGACGGCGGGTGGGCCGTCCTTATCGGTTATTTGGTGAGAAGTCTGAGGGGTTGAAGCCTGGTATTTATAAGGGTAAGCGTGGGGTGAGGGCGATGCCGTTTTTCAACCATGAGTATATGGTGGCGGTGCCTCGCAAGGGTGAGAGTCTGGGGAAGGATGCTAAGAAGCTGCGGAATATTGGTGGTAGTAAGGCGGTGGTGATGGGTGCTTATAATAAGAAGGGCAAGCTGAAGAGCGGGATCAATGACAAGTATGATGTGGCGGATCTGAAGAAGAATCCGAAGGATTTGAAGCTGGTGTCTACGCGTGGTGTTGATAAGGCGGCTCGGGATGCGCTGGATAAGAGTAAGAAATTTAAAGGGAAGGAGTATCCGGGTGTTATTCGTAATATTCTGGGGCTGGGTAAGAATAGTAATAGTTATGCGAGAACATTGATCGAGGGATCTACAGGTATGAAAGTGAAATCTAAAATTAGCGATAGAGCTCCAGGTGCGCGGAGACGGGTGGAGATGAGTAGTGTGGAGTTTTCTACTAAGGAGGAGCGTGCTAAGGCTGCACGTCTCAAGGTTTATGCGAAGCGGAAGAACATCCGAGATAACTGGGCGAAGACGCGTGATGGTGTGGCTATTGCTGGCACGGCGGCGGTGGGAACTGGTGCGGTGATGAGTGGGTTGGCTGCGCGGAAGACTGCGATTAAGGCTGGCCAGACGATTGATGAGCTGAAGGATACTGTGAAGTCTGTGGCAGGGAGCGTGAAGGGAGCTGCGGATAGGACGAGTGGTAAGAGTGTGGCGGATGCGATCACGAAGAAGGCGAAGCGGAAAGTGGGGGATGCGTTTCCTACTGTGCGTAAAATTGCTAGGGGGCTGGTGAAGAAGCGTAAGTTTTTTGAGGGTGGTGGTGAGACGATTGATTTTTCTAAGGATTCTTTGCGGGATATAGATGATGATACATTTGCGAATACTCTGCGGGTGGCTGGAGGTACTCAGAAAGCGCATGATCCACGTCTCCGAGATGCGAAGGGTGAGAAGCTGGGGAAGGGGATGCGTAAGGCGGTGGATATTCCACTGAATGATATCCGGGTGATTAAGGCGGGTATGGCTAAGGGTGCGCGGATCCAGAAGGGTGTGACGCGTGGGGCTGCGGTGGCGAAGGATGCTGCTGATGTGCTGCGCGGTAAGGAGCGTGGCAAGGATGGTAGTGGCCGTAAGAAAAAGCGTGAGTGGGAGAAGGGTTATTTCAAGCGTGGCGTGAAGACTGCGATAGCGGGTGCTGGTGTGCTGGCTTATACGCGTGGGATAAAGAAGAGTAAGAAATTTAGAGGTCTGCACCAAGGTATGGTGAAGAAGGTGAAGGGTGCTGCTGAGGCGGTTGCTCCTGGTGGCTCGTCTTTATTTAGTGAGGGGTATCAGACTCCGGCTGAGGTCCAGTTTGCTTATGGGGTTAGGGATACTCCTGCGAATGAGCATTTGCGGAGGATGAAGGATAGTGGGACGAAGCTGAGAAATGAGAGCCGTATGGGTGCTGGTGCAGTGATCGGTGCTGGTGCTGTGGGTGGTCTGGGTGTGGCGCGTGCTGCTTCTAAGAATAATGCGAGTAAGCGGGCGGCGGTGAATACGATTAAGGGGATGCGGACTCAGGGTGTGTTTCGCAATAATCCTAAGTCAGCGACTAAGCCGGTGATTGATTCTGCTCGGCGTGCGCTGAAGAGTAAGGGGGTGAAGGGTAAGCTGGCTTTAGGTCTGGCTGGTGCTTATGCGGGTGCTAAGATAGGTTCACGGATAGGGGCTAGGTTCCGTAAGGAGGATAAGAGGAATTTTTCAACTCCTGCTGATGTTGAGTTTGATGCGCAGGCGGCGGCGAGTGGCTGGGATGTGCGGGATCCGCGCGGTAGAAGTGCTCGGGTGTTTGCTCCTGGTAGTAGACGTAGAGTGAGACGTGAGAAGGATTGGCATGAGAAGAAGGAGAACCAGAAGAAGATGGTGGCTGGAGGGCTGGCTGCTACGGCTGTTCTGGCTGGGGTGGTTGGTTATAAGGCTGGAGGAAGAGCGAAGTCTAGGGCTCTGCGTAAATTTATGAAGAAGAAGGCTGCTGGTAAAGGGGTTTCGGGTGGTGGGTATCATTACCGGGGGAATACTGATATGAAGGTGCCTAAGAATCAGAGGAATTAGTCTCGGGTTGATGGATTTTTTTGACAGGATTAACAGAATGAACAGAATTTCTCTTGGGTTGATGGTGACTTGGGTTGATGAAGATTTTAAATCATCCATTGGTGGCGCGGGGCTATATGCAGGCGGGCGCAGTGGTGATTGTGGGTGAGAAACCCATGCCCCTTCGGGGTTTTTTGGAATTAGGAATTAGGAATTAGGAATTGATTGTTGTTGCGGTTGACATTTTTGGGGTGGGTATGAGTGATAAGAGTGTTACTGAATTAAATGAGATTTTAGGTGAGCGGCTGCAACATTTTGCGGGTGATGATGAGCGTGGAGCGCGTAGGTTGGTGAAGGGTGCTGTGATTGGAGCTGGAGCTGGTGGTGCGTTTGCGATTGCTCGTAAGGGTCGTCTGACACGGAAGCCAATTTTGCAGGCTGAGATGGATGCTATGAAGGTTTATGATAAGGTGAAGCCAAAGGTGGCTCCGCATTTGACCACGGCTCGGCGCAAGGTGAGACGTCTGGGTAAGCAGGCTCTTGTGAAGACGGTGCGTGCTAAGCGGAAGATGTTTTTTGATGATGGCTCAGTGAATTTTTCTGATGAGAATCAAGGTGGTGGTTTTGGTAAGAAGGTGGTTGTTGCTGGTGGGGTGGGTGCCGCGTATGCGGGTGCTCGGAAGTATAAGCCTACTAGGAATGCTATCTTGAAGACTGAGATACTGGGGGAGAATCTGATTCATGATCCTAAGAAGCAGCTGAAGAAGATGCGTAAGGGTGCTGTGAGGCAGTTGAATAAATCTAGGATTGGTGCGGGTGCTGTGGGTGGTCTTGGTAAGGCGAAGAAGATGATTATGGGAGCTGTGGGTAAGAAGCGGTTTGCGAGTGTGGAGGAGCAACAAGCTTATATGGACCGTGCGGTTGAGTTATGTTCTCAGTTGGAGACTACTGAGTTTGCTGGTGGGTATGTGAATACTAAGCATGGTGTTGAGAAGGAGGGTGGTTTTGATGGTCATATCAGGAGAAATTCTGCATGGAATATTTTGGTGCGTAAAAAGAATAAAGCTAAAACTGCTGGTGAGGTTGTTTTGGGGGATGAGTATTCTCGTCCAGGTAAGAAGCGGATCAAGGTGAAGGCGAAGGCTGCGAAGGCTGAGGCTAAGGCTGAGAAGAATCTGAGTGCGGTTGAGTTTGGGACTCCTTTGGGTGATTATAGTCGGACAATGAAGCATGTTAGGGATTCTGTGAAGCCAACTGAGTTTGGTAGTGGTGGTGTGGCTAAGCTGACTCGTAAGATGGCTGCGCTTAAAAAGAAGGGCGCTATCGCTGATCTTCCGAAGGTGGGGATGCGTAAGATACGCCGTGTTCAAGATGGGATGAATCGTCCTGTTTTGAGGCAGGGTCTTGAGACTGGTAGCGGTTATAGGGATAAGGTTATTAGGGATAGTGTTAATTATAAAGTAAAACGGGTGAATAGAAATATTAACCAGCGTAATTATTTGAAGAAATATGCGCCAGGGAAAATAGGGAAAGAGCCGTTATCTCGTATCCAGATGAGTGCGCTAGAGCTTGCTGATGAGCAGCTGCATGAGTTCCAGGAGCTTGGGTTTGTTCCAAGCTGGCGGTCTGATGACAAGGATCCGCAACAAGATTTTCCGCATTTCCGAATTGATAGCCAGGATAAGGCTGTGAAGCTGGATAATGTGGGGCAGGCAGTGGTGCAGTATAAGCTGAGGAATAAGTCCGTGAATGTTAAGGATGATGGCTCGGAGAAGCATAGCGCCTCGATGGATATTTTATCAATAGACCAGATACCTTCTGATCCAAGTAATGGAAATAATGAGTTGAGTATTGCAGAGAAAGCTGATAGACAACTGATGCAGTTTGCGTCCCGCAGTCGTGATGATGGAGGTCGTTTTTCGCCAGGTGCTAGTGTTGCAGGGGTCGGTGACTTCGCGGCAGCTAAGGGTTTGCGGAAACGGAGAATCCAGAAAGGCGTTGTGGCAGGCGCGGCTGTAGCTGGTTTGGTTGGTGCGGTTGCTGGTAGGAGTGGGTTGAAGCGTGTGGCTGGTAGAGTGATGCGGAGGGGGGGTGTGTAGTGGCTTTGCCACGTTGATTGGTCATTGGTTGATTGGTCATTGGTGGTTGATTAGGTTTACGATGAAACTATAGATAAAAAAATTATGTCAGATAAAACGAAAACAGAAGTAGTGAATAAGGGGGCGAATGCTCCGGCTAGTAAGTTACCGATTCAAGCTTGGGCTAAGGGTCCTGGTGGTAAGTTGGTGGAGGTTAAGCCGAAGTAGGTTCCCGGCACTGCAGAATTAAAAGAGAGTAATTGTAGAGGGTGTGGCTTTAGGGCTGCGCCCTTTTTTCTTTGGAAGATTAGAGATTTAAGATTTAAGTTTAAAGGTTTGGGTTGATTAGGTGGTTGATGAAACGCTTACGTAAGTGTTTAGGTTGTGACAAGGTGGGTGGTGGTATGGAGTTACATGAATTTGAATTTTTACCGTTGGATGGCCAGGTGGATGAGAAGTCTGGAGTGATCAAGGATGTGAGTGTTATTACGAGTGGGGTGGAGGCTAAGGGCCATAAGCTGCACACGGATATGACTACGCTGGAGCAGATGAGAGACTGCGCTACTGAGGCGGTGCAGGTGCCAGTGAAGTGGAACCATAAGACCGGGGCAGATGCGGTTAATGGTTTCCTTACTAATTTTAAGATTGTGGGGGATAAGCTGAAGGCTGATTGGCATTTGCTGAAGAAGCATGAACGCTATGAGCAAGCACTGGAGCTGGCGCAGAAGATGCCGAAGGGGGTGGGTCTGAGTGCTAGTTTTAAGGGTCTGAGTGAGAAGGTTGGTGATAAGATGTTTGCGCGTTGTAGTGCGCTTCCTTGTGTGGATCTGGTGGCTAGTCCAGCGGCGAATCCTGATGGATTATTTTCTGAGGGTGATCTTGGTGATGATGGTGTTGACATGGGTGGTGTGGATATGTCCGATACAAATAAAAATCCCGCGAGTGGGAATGAAGGAAACGTGGTCGATTTCTCAGCTGCCCTGGAAGCTATTCAGAGTGGTATTGAGGTGATTGGTTTACGTTTAGATGCGGTGGAAGAGTTTAGTTCTGAAGTCTCTGATGCTATTAACTTGGAGGCTGAGGCTGAGGCTGGTCTTGAGGCGCAACATCAATTCGCTGAAGGTGAAGATCCGGTGGCTTATCTTGAAGGCCGTCTGGCTGATGATGCTGCTGCGCGTGAGTTCGCTGCACATGAGGAGGCTCGTGATGAGCAGCTTAATGAGCTTAATGAGAAACTTGAGCAGGTGCTTGAGTTGAATGAGTCACTTGCGCTGCAGAATCAGGCGATGGCAAATACACTTAGTGAACTTACTGATGCTCCGTTGGAGTTTAGTGCGGGTGCTGATGGTGCTGTGGAGCTTAACATTGTTGAGGGTGGGGCTGGTCAGTCTGAGTTCTCTGCGCGTGTGGAGCAGCTGAAGTCTGAGGGTAAGGATGCTTGTGAGGCGATTAGCTTTGCGATCGGAGAAGACGAGGACCGTTACACTCAGCATTTAGAGGAGTCTGGTGCTCTTGTTTAGAGGGCTTGCACTCGCTGGCGCTCGTCCGCAGGGCGGTTTGCTGGTGGTTGGTAAATTAAATAGTTAAATAGAAAGAAAAAAAGTTATGAATAGAAATGTTGTGTTTTCACTGCCAAGCGCAGTGGTTGTTACGGAGGCTCTCCCGGTGGGAATTCTTCCATTCCGCCGTATTAAGATGACGGCTACTGGCGCGGATTACGCTGGTGCTTCGGATGCAGACATTGGGACTACTGTTCCTGGTGATCTGAACCGAGAAGAGGCTGCGATTCATAGTCGTGGTGTGGGGCTCCAGAATCTGGAGGTTTCTACTGCTACCGCTATTGCGGTGGGTGATCAGTTAGAAGGTGTCGCTGGTGGAATGGTGAAGAAGTTTTCCGCAGGGACGGCTTCTTATGTTGCTACTGAGGCGTGTGCTGAAGTGGGTGCGATCATCCGTTGTGTGGCTATCTAGTAGCTAGTTCGTTGTTGGTAAATTTAAAAAACAAATAGAAAGAATAATATATTATGTATGGAACACAAGCAGTAAGTAGACCAGAGATCACAGCATTTCTGGAACATGCGCACGGTGTTGATGATTATTTCATCGCACAGAAGTTGTTTCCAGTGAAGGGCATGAAAGCTCGCGCTGGAAGATTCCCAGTCATTAAGATGGGAACTGGTAAGCTTATGCGCCGTGATAACACGGCTCGTAACTCGGGTGGTAGTTATAATGAGGTAACTCGTTCTCACGAATGGGATTCTTATGATTGTAAAGATCGGGGTCTTGAGGAGCGCATTGATGATTCAAAAGCGGCTGAGATGAAGAGTTTCTTCGATATGGAGACGATGACTGGTAAGCTTGTTAGAAGACAAGTGGCTCTGGATTTCGAGGTCCGTGCTAAGGAGACTCTTATTGATGAGAATGTCTTCGCTAAGGAGAATGCTGTGATAGCTTATACTAACGCACTTATTGATACTGTGGATGCACCGCAGGATATTGAGGCGGCGATTGAGGCGATCATTTCTCGTGGTGAAACAGCTAATACGCTCGTTCTGAGTCTGAAGCTATGGAACTACCTCCGCAGAAGTAAGCTTATGCAGGCGTATGTCTGGGGCAAGCTCACTGATAGCACTGGTAAGCGCCAGCTCACTGCGAATCATCTCAAGGAGGTGTTTGACTTTGATACTGTGCATATCACGAAGTCTCATATTGATACTTCTAAGTCTAAGGATAAGACGGTTGTTAATCCTATCTGGGGAGTTGATTATATGTGGATCGGTTGCGTTAAGGGTGGTGATTTCTCCGAAGGTGGAGTGGGTCGCACATTGACTTGGGATGCAGATAGTCCTGGTGGATTGTTCTCTACGGAGACATACCGCGATGAGGCTACTCGTTCTGATAAGCTCAGAGTGCGTTCTAACTCTATCGAGAAGATAGTGAACGAGCACGCTGGTCAGCTGATCAAGACGAATTCTACCCTGTAAGATTTTTTAGTTGGGGAACTAATGAAGCGTAGAGAGTGTGGCCTTATGGCTGCACTCTTTTTTGTGCTGCAGGGGAAAGGTTAAAGGGCTTGGGTTTGACATGGTGGGGTGGGGTATGAGTAATTTTGATGACGCGTGGGAGTGTAGTGTGGATGCGGAGCAGGCGGAGATGGGTGAGTGGGCGTATATTAAGGAGAGTCTGGATGCGGTGGATTTTAAGAAGGTGCGGGGAACGAAGAGTGATATGGTTTCTGATCATGTGCAGAGCACGGGTGGTAAGCGGGACCTGGCGAGCTTCCGGTTCTTTGTGAAGGCTGCGGATGCTGAGGGTGTGAAGAAGGGATTTATCGTGGAGGTGGATAATGTGCGTGGCCGAGTGCTGCGGGTGGTGGATCTGGATAAGGCTGGGTCTGAGATAGTGTGCGGTCCGGTGAGTAGCTGGGATGGTCGTATCCCTGGGGGGTAGAATGTGGAATTAGGAATTAGGAATTAGGAATTGCTTGGGTTGTGTGCTTTGGTTGTGTTAAACGCTTACGTAAGTGTTTTGGTTGGGTGTTTCTGGGGTTGACATTTAAGGGGGTGGTAGATGAAAATTTTTGTAGATGTAGATAATGGCACTTTCTTGGTGAGTGCTGGATTTAATGGCGAGAGGAAACAATTTAATTTCAAGCGTGGTGATAGTGGCCAGCTGGATGTGGCGTTTCTGAGCAACCAGGTGGAGGAGGATCTTGGTGGAGCTGCGGTGGTGAAGTTTGCGCTGAAGGAGGTGGGTAAGTATGATGCGGGGTTTGTGGTGTATCTGGATTCCTGGACTAAGGTGGGTGGTGTGTATGTGGGGAAGCCTAATTTTAATACGACTCAGCTGAATACGCTGCTGGGCCATGGTGATGCGGATGCGGATAATGATGTTACTTCTGTGCCGTTGATGATGGAGGTTAGCTGGAGTGTGGATGGTGTAGACTGGCTTAGCACAAAGACGGTGGTGGCTACGGTGGGTAATGATGTGATCAAGGGGGATGAGGGTGTGCCGGTGGATGCTAATCCGGTGTATCCGACTTCCCAGGAGGTGGTGGATGCTATTGCTGATGTCGCGGAGCTGCAGGCTAGATTTGATGCTGAGCCTTATGACGAAAGTAAAGACTATAGAGCAGGAGAGCTAGTTTACTTTACAGCTAAAGTATGGAGAGCCTTAGAATCTATAGCAGTAGGTGAGTCTCCGACTACAGATCCTGCTAAGTGGTTTGCTCAAGGGTCGGATAAGGTAGCTATAGTTGATATAGTAAACAATCTTACCGCTGGAGGTGTTGATAAAGTTTTAAGTGCTGAGCAAGGAAAATCTTTAAAGGAACTCATTGATCAGATAAATGCGCTACTAGCATCCGATGACGTTTCTTTAGACGAAGTGCAGGAGCTAGTGGACTACATTAAGAATAACAGAGGAGATATTGACTCTCTAGGTATTGCTGGAGTTGGTGGGTTACAAGCGGCTCTAGATGCTAAACAGAGGATTCTAACAGAAGGGGAATTTGTAGACGGGGATAAGACTAAGTTAGACAACATTGAGGCGGGTGCAACAGGCGATCAGGATTTATCATCTTACAGCACAGCCACGGGAGTAGAAGATAATGCAGACGTGACAGACACCGCTAACGTTGAGTCAGCAGGTGCGTTGATGGATAGCGAGGTAACCAACCTCGCAGACGTTAAAGCGTTCGACACCACAGATTATGAACCAGCAAAGGGAGCAGACGATAACTTTGTAACAGATGCCGAGAAAACCGTTATTGGTAATACCTCTGGAACTAATACAGGAGATCAAGATCTAACAGCTGCACCAGTCAGCACCGCTCAGCAGACAGCACTCTCCAGCAAGCTGCCAAAAGAGAGCATCAATGGTTTTAAGGTGGCAACTACTGTTGGGACAACTCCAGCAACTTACGAAATTACTGATTCTGACTTAGGTTTTTTAATACAAAGTGATTTTGCAGGTGAAACCTATTACGTCTTGGAAAACACTACAGTCGACGGTATTGTCCATATTAAAGCAGCTGCAACAGGCAACAGTCGAATTTACCTAGATGGTTCTTCCACACAATACAAAGACCAGTTTGGAAACTCGGTTGACGATGTTGATATACCTGCTGGCGGCATGCATAGTTTCATCCGCGCGAATGGCTTGTGGTCTGTATTAAATGCTAGTGATCCGAGTAAGGCACCTATAGATAGCACTGTTAATCTTACGGGAGATCAAACTATTGCGGGTGAAAAGACATTTACAGGTCAACAAGAGTTAACTGGTCAGACGGCGGCTACTGATGACTCTGCGATGACTAAGGGGTTGATTGATGACCTAGAAATTTATCAACCTAAAACGATTGCTACTGGAAGTGTTGCTGTAGGAGAATCGGCGGATGTGGTGTCTGTGGGATTTAAAGACAATGGACTACAGGCTCCAGGCAATGACGCCGCAGCGCGTGTTTGCTATTTAGACATAGTCAGTTACTATCCCGCTGGCGGAGCTGGAATAGCGCGATATGCTAGATACATTTTATCAGGTCGATATATTAATGGCGGAATCTTTGAATCAAATACTTTGGAAGTATTTAACGTTGGCGATGCAGAGTCAGCTACTATTTCTGCACCAGGTAAGACTGTATCTGGACAGAGCACGGTAGACGTGACCATCACCCCGCCTGCTTCTGGCGCAGGAACTGGGCGCTCTTATATTATAAAAATAACACCAATAACTACTCCAGTGTCTTGGTAAACAACCACAAACCACCAAAATCATGTCATACATAAAAACACCTACACCGACACAGGCACGCAAGAACGAGCGTGATCGTCAAGTCCTCAGAATAGCTGAGGCTCTTAATCACACAGCAAGCATTATGACCTCAGTCAATAATGCTTTCTGGGCGGTGGATCCAGTCCAGCTAGTCGCAGACCTTAATGCTGATCTGGAAAACTCAGTCGCGTTAATGACTGCTAACGCGACACTAGGTCTGGGTATTAACACACACTTAGACACTCTAGGACTAGCCAAATACTCAAAACGCGTCCCGCTAGAAATAGGGCATCCCCATATTAGTCTGACTGAACAGGGGTTCGTTTACACACCGCCAGAAGATGAATAAGCAAGACGGAAGAGCTTCAGTCCCTGATTGGTTGCGTAAGCGCATCATCAGAAAGCATGGACAGTCCGTGATGAATGAACTTGATGTGATGGGAAGGTATCATGACGAGGAAATTGCTTCTCTTGGTTGGTGCAAAGCTAACAGAAAATTCCGTCAGCGTATGAAGAGTGCTAAGATGCCTTTCTGGGATGCGAGAGTTCCCATTTCAAATGGCATAGGCTTATACCGCTGGACTAGGGTAGTGGCTAGGTATATTTATTTTTAGAGTCTGTGTTGGGTGGGTTGACATTTTTGGTGGGGTATGAATTTAGAACAGAAGGGTGCGTTGGTCCGTGAGGCTGTTACTGCTATTGCGGCGTTGGTGGCTAGTTTTAATCTGCTGGGTAGTGAGCTGGTGAGTAATGTGGTGGCTTTGACTGTTGCGGTGATCATGTGGGGTATCGCTTACCGTTATGGGGTGAATGCCTGGGCGAGTTTTGCGCGTAAGTCAATGCAGGCGGTGAGCCCGGTCCTGGTGTATCTCGGTTACATTGATGCGACTCAGGGTGTGTCTATGACTGCGGTGCTGTTACTTGCCGTGAGTGTGTGGACGAAGTTTGAGAAGGATTCTTATGCTGATGTGAAGTAAAATTTTAGAATACAAAAATCATGAAAAACGATATAAAAAAATACCTAGTTGTGGCTGCGCTTATTGCGGTGGCTTTGGTGAGTAGTTCTTGTGGAGATATGACAGCGAGTGCTTATAAGGTGAATCCCGCGCCGTATGCGGATAAGATAGCGGCGGCTCCTGATGAACCGCTGGTGATGGATGTTGTGGATGTGACTCCTATTGGTGGGTTTCAGTTCAAGGGAGGATTTGTTGTTAGAACTGACCAAGGAGACATCCGTGTCGATGAATCTGGTGTGGTGGCTGACGTGGTAGTTGATCAGAGATCAGGTAAATAATTTTAATCGCTGGGTGGAGTAGTAGTAGCTCGTCAGTCTCATAATCTGAAGGTCGGGGGTGCAACTCCCTCCCCAGCAACCAATTTTTTGAATAGTAAAAAATATGAAGATTCTCACAATCGATTTTGGACATGGCGGTAAGGACGCTGGTGCGGTGAATCCTATCACCGGTCTGAGAGAGAAGTCCGTTGTTCTGGGATTAAAGAAGCGGCTGGAGGTGCGTGCTAAGCGGGTGGGGATAAAGCTTCATTTCACGCGGGCCGATGATTACTTCGTGGAGCTGCCTGAGCGTGCTAGGGATGCGAATGAGAATAAGAGTGATCTGTTTTTCAGTCTGCATTGTAATGCGTATAATTCTACGGTGACTGGAATAGAGACGTTTTATTATCGGTATTCTAAGCGATCTAAGGCTGCGGCTGAGGTGTGCCATGAGAAGCTTATGGCTAGGTTTTCTAGGCATAATGATCGAGGTGTTAAGGGGGCTAATTTCCATGTGCTGCGTGAGACGAATATGCGTGCGGTTCTGTGGGAGCTGGAATTCATTGATACGGTGCTCGGTGATATGACTCTGACTGATAACGCGAAGTTGGATCTTTATGCGGATGCGATTATTGATTCTGCTTATGATTTGCTGATGAGCCGTGATTATTATAAGGTGGATGGGCCTAATCGGCTGAGGCGTGCGGTGGGTAGAGTGTGTGCTTGCGTGTGTGGAAAACTTACCTCTAACTCTGGAGCTCACTAGTCATGGAGTCTTGGTTTGATAGGGCGGTGGATAATCCTTGGTTGTTCATTTCGTTTGCGATTTGTTTTTTATTGTGGCGTGTGGGTAAGTTTTTGGGGATTCGGCTGTTTGGCAAGGAGGGTGCGATGGTGATTTTTCTGGATGGGATCCGCGAGGACTCCAAGGAGATGAAGGAGACGATGACTCTGGTGAGTGTGAAGCAGGTGGAGTCTAACAAGGCGCTTGAGGTGGCGATAGTGAGTGGCCTGCAGGGGAATACTAGGGCGATTGTGGATCTTGAGCGGCTGCTGGTGAGTGCGATCCAGGCGAAGCCAGATGATGGTGAATTATTCAAGGTGTTGTTCACGAATCATCCTGTGCCGATGTGTTATGTGGGTAAGGATTATCGATTCACGAAGCTGAATGAGGCTTGTGATGAATTTTTTGGTTATTCTTCTGGGGAGTTATCCAGGATGACGTTTCAGGAGCTTACTTTAGGTGAGGATCTGGAGGCGGACTGTGATAATGTGGAGCGGGTGGCCGCTGGCACTTTAGAGCGCTACCGGATGGAGAAAACTTATGTGCGCAAGGATGGTGAGCAAGTGAAGGCTGCTCTGTATGTGTTCCGTTATCCTGCTGCGGGTGCGTTTCTGCACTATATTTCAATTATAATTCCACTGAAGTAGATGTTAGGTGTCAAAATAAATACGAATGATAGTGGTTTTTTGAAGCGTCTTAGTGGTGCTTCTAAGAGGCTGTTCCGTGGTGGGAAGCGAGCTGAGAGGAATATCAAGGCTAAGGCTCCTAAAGCGCGTGGTGAGGTCTATGATACGGATGCAGATGAGAGTCTGGCGATGGCTCTGGGTAAGGATGTGGATAGGGCGCGTGATAAGGTGGTGAGCAGGGAGTTGGAAGATGTTTTAGGTGACATTTAGGGTTTGTTATGAGCTTGAATAATTTAAAGGATAGTCTGGCGGAGAGCTGGGCGGAGACGTTGGAGGCTTTGTTGCCTTCGGGTAATGTGGTTTTTTCTGGCAGGCGTGATGCTGAGGTGCAGCCGCCTTTTACGGTGGTGGTGGTGAAGCATTTGGAGCGCACGGGGCGGGTGCATGGGCGTTTTGTGGCGGAGCTGCGGGTGGTGCATGTGAGTGATGTGGCGGATAGTAAGAGTGTGGAGCACGGTGCTAGGGTGAAGTTGATCGAGGAGGCTCTTGATGGGTTTCCGCTGAGGGGTGGTGATGTGGGTCGTGAGGTGGAGATTGATGGTTGGGAGCTGGAGGATATAGAGGATTCGGTGAATGGTGAGGAAGATGTTTTTGGGGATGTGTTTATGATAACGGTTGGGGTGGGTAGGCCTTCGGTTTAGAATTAGGAATTAGGAATTAGGAATTTCTTGGGTTGTTGGTGGGGTGGTTGACAGGTGGGGTTGGGTATGGCGATATCAGAACATGGTGACGGGAAGTATGAATTTTCATGGGGCAATACCGATGCGGCTGCTCTTGAAACTTTATTGGGTGTAGCTCCCATGACTCTATCGGAGTCTGGCGCTGCGGAATTTATAGCGAAGGCTGAGGACACTACTGGACACGTTGCGGCTATGGCTGTGGGTGACGATGGGAAGACGTTCACTTTGAGCGGTTATCTCACGGATGCCACTAAGTTTGCGGCTGCGGTTTCATTTTCTTACGAGGGTGATTATTTTGTGATCACTGGACGTAAGACGGATACTGCTTCTAAGGAGTATAAGAAGTGTGAGTTTACGGGTGAATCCTTTAGTAAGATTACTGGCCCGGTAGAATAAAATTTTAATGGGAGTGTTATTTTCCTTGTTGATTAGTATGTGCGTTTTTATTTGCGTGCGTTTGTTCATTGTTTGAAGCAGTCTCTGCCTGAGTGGGTAGGGACTGCTTTTTATTTGGTGACATGGGGCGGTTAGTATATGAGGAATAAAGACCGTTTTTATGAGGCTTTTGTGCATGTTAGGCATAGGGTGATGGGGTATAGATTGCAGGATTTCAAGCTGTATCATCGGCTGTGGCTGGAGGCGATGGAGAGTCCGCTGGTTCTTGGCGGTGAGGTGAGTGTGGTGGATCTGGAGCTGGCTGCATTGATCTGTAGTAGTAAGCGTGAGGAGATACCGATGATGGTGGAGCGTGGTTCTAGCGGGTGCTGGAGCTGGCGGGGTTGGTGGTTTGCGCTGCGGAGTGTGTTTTTAGATCCTGGTAAGGAGGCGGTGAAGTTTCATGGCTACTTGGAGGATCATGTGTGTGGTCCAGATACTCATTCTGGGGGTGATCCTGGTGGTGAAGGGTTTGTGGAGTTTCCGCCTACGATGGACCAGGTGTGTGCGGTGATCCGTGCTACTGGGTGGGAGCCTGAGCTGGTGTGGAATATGGGTCCTGGTGAGGTGGAGTGGTATATGGCGGGTGTCTACCGTCACCGAGGCGCGGATGTGGGGGTGAAGAGTGAGCATGATGAGGAGATGGAGGCTGGGATGAAGGCGCGTAAGGATGAGCAGGAGAAGGCGGAAAAAGAGAAAGGTGGTGGAGATGAGTGATTTAGTGATCGATGATCTGTTGTGCACTCAGAATGGTGAGGTGGGGATTCTTTTTAGGGTGGAGGATATTCTGAATTTTTGTAAGAAGCAGGTGCAGGATGATGTGGTGACTCCTGGGTTCACTGAGACGTGAGTGACTGCTCAGATGGGGAGGCAGTTGTTTCCTGATGTGGGGTGGATTACGAGTGGATGGTGGGAGTTATCTTTTTTTGTGGATGCTGAGGCTAGGGAAAATAGGCGTAGAGTGTGCCATGTTCCGGTGAAGATAAGTGCGGATTATGAGGTGGCTCTGCGTGAGGGTGATCTGCTGCATGGCCATGCGGTGACGTTCCGGGAGCTGGTGATGACTCTGCAGGAGTTCTTGGAAGAGAAAAAGGCTGCACTGGTGGCTGAGAAACTGGCTGATGAGGTGGGGTGAAACACTTACGCGTAAGTGTTTTTAGGCTGTGACACGGTGGGGTGGGTATGGCTAAGAAGCAGAGTATTGAGACTGAGGTAGAGTTCAAGAGTAAGGGGCTGGGTAAGATGCGGGGCCAGTGGTTGGATTTTGCGGGTGACTTGGCTGAGCCTATTATTATGCTGAGTGCAGGTGCGAGTAAGGTGTCTGCGGCGTGGGCGGGTGTGCGGGGTATCATGTTTAATAAGGTGCTGGGTCCGATAGGGATGGTGGCTGGTGCTACGATAGGTCTGGTGGCTCTGACTTCTAAGCTGATTTCTAAGTGGAAAATAGCGGGTGTGGAAGGTGCGCGTGCGATGGAGAAGATGGAGCTCCAGTTTAAGCCGTTGCTCGGGAGTATGGAGCTGGCGAAACAGCGGGTGCAGGAGCTGTATGAATTTACGGCGAAGACTCCTTTCCAGCTGGGTGAGGTGGTGAAGGCGAATAAGATTCTTGAGAGTCTTACGCGTGGTTCTCTGAGTGGTAAGGCTGGGATGATGCTTTTGGCGGATGGTGCTGCGGTGAGTGGTGCTGGCTTAGAATCTACGGCGCGGAGTATGGGCCGTCTGTATGATGGTCTGATGAGTGGCCGTCCAGTGGGTGAGGCGAGTATGCGCCTGCAGGAGATGGGTCTTATCACGGGTAAGAC